GGTTATGCGCCCGGCGAGGCGTACATAGCCAGCGGGTCCGACACGCCGAACGAGTAGCGCTCGCGGGCCTTGTAGCGAACGTTCCCTGTATCAAAATCGCCGTCCATCGAGGTCGACATAGCGACACGGACGAAGTGCTTCATACCGTTCGGGATGTCGGTGGTGAGGTACCACGCGTCATTGTCCGTCAGGTAGTGGTTGACGCGATAGCCCTCGGGGATCGACCCGTTGGTGTTGATCGCGTTGATGTCGTTGTCGGCGGTGCCGACGCGCAGCTCGGTCTGCAGCAGACGAGTTGCAACGAACATCAGGCTCGGCGGAACAATCAGCTTGCGCGGACGGGCAGCGATCAGCAGACCGCGTTCGTCTTTGTAAGCAGCGATGTCGATAACCGCTTGTTCCAGCGAGGTCTCGTTGAGGTCGGCGTCAACCGAAGGACGGTTGGAGTTGGTGCCGCCAGCAACGGTGGGGTGCGCGGTGTTGAACAGAGTCACGCCGTCACCCGAGGTGAAGGTGGTGAAGCCCGTGTTCAGCAGCGAAGCAGCCTTGACCTGCTTGGTGTACGCCATGGCGCGAGCGAGCGCCTTGGTGTAGCGAGCCGAGAGCGAGTCGTACAGGTTGTCTTCCATAGCTTCTTCGGTGATCGAGAAGCCCATGGCCACCGTCTCGTGGTTGTAACGAGCGGTGAACGATTCCTGTGCGTTGTCATACGAGATGGCAGAGCCTTCCGGTTTCACCGGTGCTGCGCCAAAACCGGACAATTTGACTTCCTCTTCGAACGAACGTTCGGAGCTTTCGGTCTCATAAATCTCGGCATGCTCGTTTTCGTACTTGGCGTACTCAAGACCGAACAGGGCGTTAAGGCCCGGCAGCAGTTCTTTAAGGGCCTGTGCGCGTGAAATAGCCATGTGTCAGCCCTCCTTAGACGCCAACAGCAGCGGTCAGCTGCGTGTAGTTGAGTTTGACGACCAGCAGCGGGAAGGTGGTGCCAGCTTCGCCACCGCGGGGGCCACCGACGTAGTCGATGATTCGCAGCGGGAGGTTGGCGTCCGTGCCGATGGTGGACGCATCGAGTGCCACTCGCGAGGCTTTGAACGTGGTGTTCACCGCACCCTGCACAATCGCGGCGTTCTTGCCGTAGATGTCCAGCGAGTTGGTGATAGCCTCGTCAGCCTGCACGACGTACAGCGCCTGCGGATCGTCAACGACGAACGCCAGAGCGTCCGATGCAACGGTCCCGGTCGGCCACATGTTCGAGAACGTGATCTGGCCAGTCGAGGGGTCGGTGTACGAGCAGCCGACGAACACGCCGAGCATCGCGATATCGGTCGAGGTGTCGCCCGTTCCGGTCTGCTTGGTGATCGTGGTCGAGGTGCCATTGTCAACGAGGTTGACGATGTCTCCGGCGGCGATGTTGACGGCGAGGCCCGAGGCGATGGGGTACTGGCGGAAAACCTCCAGCGAGCCATTGTCGAGACGGCCAGTCACACGCAGACCGAAGGGTGCATTAACGGAACCCATTGGTTCTCTCCTTCAGTGATCGGAGGGTTATCCCCTGCCGAATGTGGTTTTTGTTGAACGCTCGGGCCGAAGCACGGGCATTCGGGGATCGCTCTCACGGAGGTAGCTGTTATCGACGGCATCCATCTGGGCCTTAGCCTGATCTAGCTGCCCGTCGGTACGCTCCTCTGCGAGCTCTACGGGGATACTGCACAGGAGAAGCCCGCCGACCTCTAGGTTCTCAGGGAACCGGGAGTTGTGGTCAGACATGATGTGCAGCTCGGGGAAGTCCTTTGCCAAGCAAGGGGTGTAGCCCTCGCGGAAGCGGCTAGAGACGTTCTTGTTGTCCTCGTTGCCCAGTGTGGAGGTGCGAACCCAACGGAACTTAAGACCGTCACGGGGCTCGGGGGTCGGGAGGAGAGATTGGCGTTGCCATCCTTTGCGACGTTCTCCGCCTTCACGAGTTGTGAGCGCTCTGGGGGTACGTTCAGACATTGGATGCATCCTTCAAGAGTTGCGCCGCGTATTGTTGAGGGCTCAGCCCAAGTCGCTTGGCGAGTGCGACCTGAGTGGAGGTGAGTGCCACCTTGCGTGGTGTTTGACCGGATGTACGTCCGGCTGAGGCCACCACGTTGCCAGCCTGCCGCCGCTGTGGCTTCACCCCTTCTGAGGCGTCGGCAAACCGTTCTGGGAAGGCGCGGCGAAC